GGGCGAAGCTGGAGTGGGCCATCGGGTCCATCATCAGCGGCGACAGCAGGGATATTCAGAAGTTCATCGTGCTGTACGGCGAAGCCGGCGCGGGCAAGAGTACCGTGCTGAACATCATCCAGAAGCTCTTTCCTGGATATTACACCACCTTCGAGGCGAAGGCGCTCACCTCTCAAAGCAACCAGTTCTCGACCGAAGTGTTCAGGACCAACCCGTTGGTCGCCATACAGCACGACGGGGACCTCTCCCACATCGAGGACAACACAAAACTCAACAGCATCGTCTCCCACGAGGAGATGATATTCAACGAGAAGTTCAAGCCCAGCTACACGGACCGGGCCAACTGCTTCCTCTTCATGGCTACTAACCGGCCGGTCAAGATCACGGATGCCAAGAGCGGCGTGATCCGGCGGCTGATCGACGTGCGGCCCAGCGGACGCAAGCTCGCGCCCAAGCGGTACCACGCACTTATGAGCCAGATCGACTTCGAGCTTGGGTCCATCGCCAAGCACTGCCTGGATATTTACCTGGGCATGGGCAAGAACTACTACTCCACTTACAAGCCCATCGAGATGATGTACCAGACCGACGTGTTCTTCAACTTCGTGGAGGCGGAGTTTGACGAATTCAAGAAAGAGGACGGCGTGAGCCTCACAAGGGCCTACGACATGTACAAGGCCTACTGCGACGAGGCGCTGGTGGACTTCAAGCTGGCCAGGCACAAGTTCCGGGAGGAGCTCAAGAACTACTTCGCCGAGTTTCTTGATATTACCCGGGTTGGCGGCCAGCAGGTGCGATCCTACTACAAGGGCTTCCTCACGGAGAAGCTGACCAACCGCACTGACGCGAAGCAGGAAGCGCCGCTTGCCCTTTCGTTGGACGAGACGGAGAGCCTGTTCGACCGGGAGATGGCCGACTGCCCCGCACAGTACGCCAAGGAGAAGGATATTCCGGAAATGCCCTGGGCAAAGGTGACGACCACGCTCAAGGACCTGGACACGACCAAGGTGCACTTTGTGAAGGTGCCGGTCAACCACATCGTGATCGACTTCGACCTGACCAACGAGAATGGAGAGAAGGACGCGGTCAGGAATCTGGCCGAGGCGAGCAAGTGGCCTCCGACCTATGCCGAGTACAGCAAGGGCGGACAGGGCGTGCATCTGCATTATATTTACGATGGGGACGCGGAGAAGCTCAAGAACGTGTACGCTCCCGGCATCGAGGTGAAGGTATACAAGGGCAACGCCAGCCTGAGGCGGAGGCTCAGCAAGTGCAACAACCTGCCCATTGCGCATATTTCCACGGGATTGCCCATGAAGGAGGAAAAAGTGATAGATTTTACCGCGGTCAAGAGCGAGCGCAAGCTGCGCGAATTGATCGAGAGGAATCTTTCCAAGGAGATCCATCCGGGCACCAAGCCCAGTATCGACTTCATTGCGAAGATATTGGACGACGCCTATGCAAGTGGCCTCAAGTACGACGTGAGCGACCTGCGCAGGCGGATACTGACCTTCGCCAACAACAGCACCCACCATGCGGAGGAGTGCCTCAAGACCGTGGCCAAGATGCACCTGCGATCCGAGGATATGAGCGCCGGGCCGGATAAGGGCGACGACCGGTTGATATTCTTCGACATCGAGGTCTTTCCCAATATGCTGCTGGTGAATTGGAAGTACGACGGCAGCGAGCAGTGCGTTCGCATGATCAACCCGAGCCCGGCAGATATTGAGGAACTGATCAAGCACAAGCTGATCGGCTTCAACTGCCGCAGGTACGACAACCACGTGCTGTACGCGAGGTATCTTGGATATTCCAACGAGGACCTGTACAAGCTCAGCCAGAAGATCGTGAGCGGCGCGAGCGGCTGTTTCTTCGGGGAAGCGTACAACCTGTCCTACACAGATGTATATGACTTCTCCTCCAAGAAGCAGAGCCTCAAGAAGTTCGAGATCGAGCTGGGCATTCATCACCAGGAGCTGGGGCTGCCCTGGGACCAGCCGGTTCCTGAAGAACTATGGGAGAAGGTGGCGGAATACTGCGATAACGACGTAATCGCCACCGAAGCGGTGTTCCACGCCAGGGCCGCCGACTGGACCGCGAGGCAGATCCTGGCCGATGTGGCCGGCATGACCGTCAACGACACCACCAACAGCCTGACCACCCGGATTATATTCGGCGGAGAGCGCAATCCCCAGAGCCAGTTCAATTACCGGAACATGGCCATGGAAGGATCCCCGACATTCCCTGGATATACTTTTGACCATGGCAAGAGCATCTATCGCGGAGAGGAGGTAGGCGAGGGTGGATACGTCTATGCCGAGCCAGGTGTGTACTACGACGTGGCCCTATTGGATATTGCAAGCATGCACCCCAGCTCCATCGTGGCCGAGAACCTGTTCGGAGACAAGTACACAGCTCGATTCAAGGAGATCCTGGATGCTCGTATCGCCATCAAGCACGGCGAGTTCGACCGGGCCCGCAGCATGCTGGATGGAAAGCTCGCCAAATACCTTGACGACCCTGGAGCCGCAAAGCAGCTTGCCCAGGCTCTTAAGATTGCCATCAACAGCGTATACGGCCTCACCGCCGCCAAGTTTGACAATCCGTTCAGAGACCCGAGAAACAAGGACAACATCGTGGCCAAGCGCGGAGCACTGTTCATGGTGAACCTGAAGCATGAGGTGCAGAATCGCGGATTCACCGTGGCCCACATCAAGACCGACTCCATCAAGATCCCAAATGCCACGCCCGAGATCATCGACTTTGTGACCCAATACGGCAAGGCGTACGGCTACAACTTCGAGCACGAGGCCACCTATGAGAAGATGTGCCTGGTGAACGACGCCGTATACATTGCCAAGTACAAGGGCGGGGATCATGACGGGCAGTGGACCGCCACTGGGGCCGAGTTTCAGCACCCGTATATTTTCAAGACCCTCTTCTCCAAGGAGAAGATCGAGTTTTCCGACCTGTGCGAGACGAAGACGGTATCCAGCGCTTTATATTTGGACAGGAACGAGAACCTGCCTGAAGGCGAGCATGACTACCGCTTCATAGGCAAGGCCGGATCCTTCTGCCCGATCAAGCCCGGACACGGCGGGGGATTGCTCATGCGGGATAAGGACGGCAAGTATTACGCCGCCACTGGCAGCAAGGGATACCGCTGGCTGGAAGCGGAGGAAGTGAAGCTGCTGAATAAGCAGGACGACATCGACATGGACTACTTCAATAAGCTGGCGGACGACGCCATCGCATCCATACAGAAATACACAGACTTTTACGCTTTTCAGGATTAAGGAGGATTTATATTATGCCTAACAACAATCTGATCGTGATCGAGGACGCTCATCTGATTTTCTGCAACCTGGCCGGTCGCAAGCGCCAGTTCAACGAGGAAGGCAAGCGCAACTTCAACGTGCTGCTCAGCGAAGAGCAGGCCCAGGACATGATCGACCAGGGACTGCACGTTCGCACTATGCCGGCGCGCAATGAGGACGACGAGCCCAGATATTTGCTCAAGGTAAATGTAAACATGGACTCCCAGCGCCCGCCGAAGGTGGTCCTCGTGACCAGCAAAAACCAGACCGTGCTGACGCCGGATACGCTGGTGGAGATCGACAACGCGGCGGCAGACCAGAGCATCGTGAAGGCGGACCTGTCCTTTAGGGCTTACCGCAGCCCCATGCGCACCGACAGCAACGGCGCGTCGGCCTATCTGAACAGCCTGTATGTGACCATTGAGGAAGACGAGCTGGCCCAGCGATACTCTGCCAAGCTGACACAGACTCAGAAAGACGAGTTGGCCCAGCAATATTATGCTGCCAAGCTGGCGCAGGCTCAGGAAGATGACAGCCTGCCCTTCTGATGCTGCCTCAGATCACTTTATATTCGCACCAGGCGAAGGCCATTGGCGAACTCCGGTCCGGCTCCATCCTCTGCGGTGGGGTCGGAACCGGAAAGTCAATCACCAGCCTGGCCTTCTACTGGAAGAGCGAGCTGTGCGGCGGGATCCGGGAGAACGGGCAGCTATCCTTCCCGCTTGCCATCGTGCCGCTTTATATTATCACCACGGCCCGGAAGCGGGACACCGGGGAATGGGAAAAGGAACTCAACCGATTCGGCCTGTCCACCGACGAGGGAAGAAGCGTGAGCCATGTGCCGGTGATGATCGACAGCTGGAACAATATCGGAAAATATAGCGGCGTCAAAGACGCCTTTTTTATATTTGACGAGCAGCGGATCGTTGGCAGCGGCGCATGGGTCAGGGCTTTTTACAAGATCGCGGCGCACAACCGATGGATATTGCTCTCCGCCACGCCTGGCGACAACTGGAAGGACTACATTCCGGTGTTCGTGGCCAACGGCTTCTACAAGAATCGCAGCGCGATCCTTCGGGAGCACGCGGTGTTCTCGCCCTACGTGACCAAGTACCCAAAGATCGACCGGTGGGTCAACGTGGGCAAGCTGGAAGCCTGCCGGCGCAAGATCACGGTGAACATGGAGTTCAAGAAAAAGACGCAGCCCCACTACCTGACACTGCCCGTCTCCTTCGATGAAGCGGCCTACAGCCGGGTGGCCAAGGACCGCTGGGATATTTGGAATGACGAACCGATTCAGGAAGCGGGCGCGTTGTGCTACGCCATGCGGCATGTGGTCAACGGAGACGAGAGTCGACTTGAAGCGGTGAAGGGCCTTATGGGCAGCCACAACCGGATCGTGATATTCTACAACTTCGATTATGAGCTGGAGGCGCTTCTGACCCTCAGCGACGAGATTCCAGTAGCACAATGGAACGGGCATAAGCACGAAAAGATCCCCAAGAGCACGAGATGGCTGTACCTGGTGCAGTACACAGCAGGCTGCGAGGGTTGGAACTGCACGGAGACCGACACCATGATATTCTACAGCCAGAACTACAGCTACCGGGTGATGACCCAGGCTGCTGGACGGATTGACCGGCTCAACACGCCCTATGAGCATTTGTATTACTACACGCTCATGAGCAACAGCTCCATCGATCACTCCATCGCGAGGGCGATCAAGGAGAAGCGGACATTCAACGAGAAAGCGTTTGAGGAGGCTATGCGGCTATGATTAAGACCAACGTGACCCAGGCGAATCGGCAGGCCCATGGACTGTGCGTGATGTGCGGCAAGGAGGATGAGCGGACGAGGAACGGCAACACCCGCTGCGCCGCCTGCGCCAAGAAGCATGCCCAGACCATACGGGAGCGGACCGAAGCGCTTCGGAAAATGGGAAGGTGCACCGTATGCGGCAAGAATAAAGAGGATGACGGCTGGAGCCTTTGCCCCGCGTGCCGCGAGCGAAGCCGGGAACAGACGAGGAAACACAGAGCGGCGCACCCCAAGAAAACACAGTAAAAGAACGTCGCTTCATGTCGCATGAGAAATAATATAATGGGCGTGTTCAACCGGAAAACACGCCCATTGATATTTTTTGCCCTCGCAAAAAAAACACGTTGTTATATGGAGAGGAAGGGTAAGCCTCTAGACATAAAACACGTAATGAATTTTTTTTTTCGGAAAGGAGGCATGCGGATGAATGGGCGTGAGAACAAATTCCAGGCATCATTGGTGAAGGAGCTGCATACACTATTCCCAGAGGCGATCATCACCAAGATGGATTCGGGGAAGATCCAAGGCATTCCGGATATTCTGATCCTGAACGGCCCGAACTGGGCGACCCTGGAAGTAAAGCGGAGCGCGACGGAACACCATCAGCCCAACCAGGACTACTACGTGGCCAAGATGAACCGCATGTCCTTCTCCCGCTTTATATTTCCAGAGAACAAGGAGGAAGTCCTCAATGACCTTCAACAAGCATTCCGAACTCGCCGGCGCACACGCCTTCCTTAGCCCCAGCAAATACCATTGGTTGGGTTATGATGCGGACAAGCTCAGGGACAGCTACCTGAACAGCCTGGCGGTGCAGCGGGGCACGGAGCTTCACGCCTTTGCAGAGGATTGCATCCGGCTTGGAATCAAGCTTCCGGACGAACGCAAGACGCTCAACATGTACGTAAACGACGCGATCGGGTTCAAGATGACGCCGGAGCAGCCACTGGTCTATTCTATGAACTGCTTCGGTACAGCGGATTCCATCTGCTTTCGGAAGAACCTGCTTCGCATTCACGACCTGAAGACTGGGCAGACGCCGGCGGATATTCGTCAGCTGCTCATCTATAATTCGCTCTGGTGCCTGGAATACGGAAAGAAGCCGGACAAAGTCAAAAGCATCCTCCGCATTTACCAGAACGATGATATTTTCGAATACGAGCCGGACAAAGCCGAGGTCCAGGAGACGATGGAGAAAATCGTATGGGCCAACAAGATTTTGGAAGGAATGCAACAGGAGGAGAAGTAGCCATGTATGATCGTGAAGAGCTCTATCATTACGGCACACCACGCCACAGCGGGCGTTATCCCTGGGGCAGCGGAGAGAATCCCTACCAGCGCAACGCCTCTTTCATGGGGCACTATCACGATCTGAAGAAGCGCGGGCTCTCTCAGAAGGAAATTGCGGAAGGGATGGGCATGAGCATCAAGCAGCTGCGCAAACGCATCAGCGTGGCGGACGAAGAGATGAAGGCCTATCTCTACACCGAGGCGAAGCGCCTGAAGGACAAGGGCATGAGCAATGTGGCCATCGGCAAGCGCCTTGGATATCCTGATACCACCATCGGCAACTGGCTCAAGAAGGGCGACGAGCTGGTGAACACGGCTAGTAAGATCAATGCCGACGTGCTGAAGGACCAGCTCAATGACAAGCGGTTCATTGACGTGGGCGCAGGCGCGGAGCTTCGCATGGGCATCAGCCGGGACCGGTTCGAGACCGCCCTGGAGCGGCTGCAGATGGATGGCTACGAACTGATTAACGTAAAGGTGGATCAGTTGGGCACGGGCAACAAGACTACGGTCAAGGTGCTCTGCCCTCCCGGTACAAAATGGGCGGACGTAATAAAGAACGTTGGCGACATTGAGACCGTGGACAATGTATATTCCGAGGAACGCGGAACCAAGCTCCGGGAGATCGAGCCGCCGCAGAGCATCTCCTCTGATCGGGTGGCAATCAACTACAAGGAAACGGGTGGCGAGGACAAGGACGGACTGATCGAGATCCGTCGCGGCTGCCCGGACCTGGATTTGGGCGACGCCCATTACGCGCAGGTCCGAATCGCTGTGGATGGCACGCATTACCTGAAGGGCATGGCCATGTACAGCGACAACGTTCCGGAAGGAAAAGATATTTTGTTCAATACCAATAAGAGTTCAGACAAGAGCATGATGGAAGTGCTCAAGCCTATGGATATTCAGAATCCGGAGAATCCATTCGGCGCGACCATCAAGCAAGACAGCCAGCTGATCAAGGTGCAGCGGCATTATATTGGCGAGGACGGTAAGGAGCACCTGTCCGCCCTCAACGTAGTGAACGAGGAAGGCAACTGGGACAGCTGGCACAAGAGCCTGGC